CCTCGATTTTTCCCCGACGGGATATTTTTCGAGAAGTCGATTACCCAGACCACGTGTTTTGGGGCTTCAAATGGGAGCGCCGCTTGGGTCCGAAGCAGAATTCCTCGCTCATGGCGGTTGTTAAAACCGGAGGAAACTCCTTTCGATATTAGGGACAACCATTCGGTGCTCTCTTTTGGAGAACCAAACCCATCAGAACTCTTTGAAACCATTACAGAACTGGAGGCGATTTTTCATGGGGCGACGTAAGAAGCTCGATGGATCGTCTTCCCCTCAGTTCTCGCCCGCTTCCAATCCGGAGGAACGCGAGAATCAGATGATTTCGCTCGCCGTCAACCTTGCCGAGCAGCAACTTCGCGAGGGGACGGCTTCATCTCAGGTCATCGTGCATTATCTCAAGCTCGCTTCGACTCGAAACAAGCTTGAAGAGGAGAAGATCAGGTATGAGACGGCTATGCTTCAGGCCAAGAAGGATGCGCTGAACAAATCTGGTCAGCTCCAGGAGCTCATGGACAATGCTTTAGAGGCATTCCGTTCGTATTCCGGAAACACAGGAGAAGGTGAGGTATCTGATGGACGATGAATTATACCATTTCGGCGTCAAAGGCATGAAGTGGGGTGTTCGAAGGTATCAGAACGAAGATGGATCGCTTACCTCGCTCGGTAAGAAGCGCGATAAGATGCTGTCTGATCGAAAGACCGCCAAAAAAGCATTCCACGACATCGAACATGGTTAAAGCCGAATACTCTCGCCGAGAGTTCGAAGATGCAAAGACTCGACTGAAACTTGAAAACCAGAAGAAAAAGTCAAAGCGTCAGCAGGATCTCGAAAAGAAATACATCGATCAAGGATTCGCCAAGGACGAGGCCGAGATCAAAGCTTATAATCGAGCTAAGACAGAAACAATCCTTAAGGTTGCCGGAGGTATTGCTTTAGCATCCGCAGCGGCCTATGTTGCGTACAAGCATTACGATAAAGTCACCGATCGGGTATTCGAAAAGGGAAGTGAGATCGGTCGTTTGACGAACAACGGATCGGAACCGACCAATAGGGCGTTTTATGGCTTCGTCAACAAGCACGACAAAGATCGGTATGAAGGTCTTTATGGCAAGACACTTGGTGCGAATGGACCCGTGTATCGTAAGGCCATGCGAGCCGCAGGAGATATTAATGTTGCCTCCCCTGAATCCGCTCGAAAGGTTCTTAAGAATATGTTCGACACTGATAAGCAATCTTTCGATGTTTTTAAGAAGAACATAGACGCGATGGCATCCGCGGTTCCTCCTACAACGAAGCAAGGAAAACTTTGGCGTAAGGCTAAACAGGAACTTGATTCCGGAAAGATCGGCGATAATACCTATAAGGCATTTAACACCATGCTTGTTCTTCATACCAAAGAGCAACAGCCGATCAATGATAAATTCTATTCGGCTATGAAGAAGGCCGGATATGGTGTGATCCGCGATGTGAACGATAAAGAGAATTCCGGATACTTTGCAAAGAATCCATTAATCGTATTCGATACCGACAAGATCAATGTCGAGGGATTCACGAAGCTCGGGAACGATCATATCGATTCCATGTTCGCCAAAGAGCAGGGAAAGATCGCTGCTCACACATTGGCAAACCAGTACGGTCCTATTGGAGCCGCATTTGCGACTTCCATAGGAGCGATGAAACTTGTTAAGCGATCCAATGAGACAAAGTTCGTTGAAAACTATCGCAAGCGACATCCTGAGAGCACATTGTCCAATAATGAAATTCTGAAGATGAGAGATCGGACGGTCTATGCTTAACGATACCGAAATTAAAGATCTTTGTATTACCCGGCATATGATTACGCCATTCGATGAGTCCCAGCTTCAGCCATGCAGTTACGACGTCACACTCTCTAAGAGCATCGTACGATATTTCGGTCGTGGTGAGATCAATGCCATGGATTGTACGCTCCATAATCTGGAGTATATTCGTTTCGCCATGAACGATGACGGTTTCGTTCTCGATCCAAATGAATTCATCCTTGGTTCGACAAACGAGGGAGTGACGATCCCGAAGAACATCGCCGCGCGCTTCGAAGGCAAGTCGTCGCTTGGCCGTCTCGGTCTTGCGACCCATGTCACCGCCGGATTCATCGATCCGGGGTTTGCCGGTGACATCACGCTTGAGATTAAAAACCTCAACAATCATCCGATCCGCATAGTTCCAGGAATGAAGATCGGTCAACTGTGCTTCTTCGACCTTCATAATGATGTTAATCGCGCCTATGGATCCAACGGGCTTGGATCTCATTATCAGCATCAATCAGGACCGACGACAAGTCGGTGATATTTGGGTTGCTCCGTAGCTGGTGAAAGGATATTTCAATGACTGATGAACTTTACCACTATGGCATCAAAGGCATGAAATGGGGCATTCGTAAGAAACGCCAACCATCTACCAAAAGTGGATTTAAAAAGCAACAACTTATTTTGGAATCAAAAACTAAAAACGGAGCTCCAATACGAGGAATTCAGTCAACAGCTAATCCGATCTCAAATTTTCTTGCAAAACACAATATTAATTTGCAAAAACAAATCGACTCAACTAAGAATTTGGAACTATATGATGCGAATTCTAACAAGATCGGAGACCTTCAACTATTCCACGAATCTCCGACTTCATTAAACATTACATGGCTTGGAATTAAAAAGCATGATCGAGGAAAGGGTTATGCGCAAGCCGCAATGAGAATGGCCGAAGATTATGCTAGAAAGTCCGGAATGAAACAGCTAACTCTTGAAGTTCCTGGAATTTCTCCAGATGCTAGACATATTTATGAAAAGCAAGGATTCGAAGTCGTTGGTCAAATTTCTGACGAAGACGATGTTTGGGGGGCGGATTGACAGCAATGAAAAAGAACTTGTAATGAATAAAGGAGGCGAATCATGACCTTATCGAACACAGCCGTTCCTAAGTACTACGGTCAATTTCGTGATAGGGTCATGGCCGGAGAGATCCCGGTATGCCATGAGATCGAGATGGAGATGAATCGTATCGACGATCTCGTTCGTAATCCAGGGATCTACTATGACGCCGACAAGGTCGAGGGATGGGTTAAGTTCTGCGAGAAGGAACTCACCCTGACCGACGGATCTCCGGTTCATCTTCTCGATAGTTTCAAACTCTGGGGCGAGCAGATATTTGGTTGGTACTACTTCGTCGAACGATCGGTCTATATTCCGAATCCACATGGAGGTCCTGGTCGATACGAGAATCGTCGGATCTGCAAACGTCTGATCAATAAATTATATTTGATCGTCGCACGTGGCGCCGCCAAGACCATGTTCGCCGAATTCATCCAGGCATATTTCCTTATCATGGATACATCGACGACTTCGCAGATCGTTGTGGCCCCAACCATGAAGCAGGCCGAGGAAACCATGATACCATTCCGTACTGCAATCATTCGATCTCCCGGTCCACTCATCAAGTTCCTTTCCGAAGGCTCGCTTCCCGGTAACGGACCGAAATCTACTCAGGCCAAGCTCGCCTCGACCAAGAAGGGTGTAGAGAATTTCCTCACAGGTTCGCTTCTTAAGGTTCGTCCTATGTCAATTGACAAGCTCCAGGGCCTTCGTCCCAAGGTATCGACAGTTGACGAATGGTTGTCCGGTGATATTCGCGAGGATGTGATCGGCGCCATCGAACAGGGCGCGTCAAAGCTGGACGACTATCTCATCGTGGCCACCTCTTCCGAGGGCACCGTCCGAAACTCGGTCGGTGATACCATCAAAATGGAGTTGATGGACATTCTCAAAGGAGAATACGTCAATCCTCATGTCTCCATATTCTATTATCGGCTTGACGATGTCAAGGAAGTCTCCAATCCGGACATGTGGATCAAGGCAAATCCCAATCTTGGGCAAACGGTTACCTATGAAACCTATCAGCTCGACGTCGAACGCGCCGAGAAGGCTCCCGCCACCCGCAATGACATTCTGGCGAAGCGATTCGGCATCCCGATGGAGGGCTACACCTACTTCTTCACCTTCGAGGAGACGCTTCCCCATCGGAAGAAGGACTTCTGGGGCATGCCGTGTGCGCTCGGTGCCGATCTGTCCCAAGGCGACGACTTCTGCTCGTTCACGTTCCTGTTTCCCCTGTCCGACGAGACATTCGGCGTCAAGACGAGGAACTATATTTCAGCCTATACCATGCAGCATCTTCCTTCGGCGGCTCGTCAGAAGTACGAGAATTTCCTGAACGAGGGATCGTTGTTCGTCATGGATGGTACGGTGCTCGATATGGTGCAGGTGTATGAGGATCTCGACAAGTACATCACCGAGTCGGAGTATGATGTGCGATGCCTCGGTTACGATCCGTACAACGCCAAGGACTTCGTCGCGCGGTATACCATGGATTACGGCGAGTTCGGCATCGAGAAAGTGATTCAGGGTGCCAAGACCGAATCCGTTCCATTGGGCGAATTGAAGAAGCTTGCCGAGGATCGTCGTCTGCTCTTCGACGAGGAACTCATGTCGTTCACCATGGGTAACTGCATCGTCCTTCAGGACACGAACAACAACAAGAAGCTGTACAAGGCTAAGCGCGAGGATAAGATCGACGCCGTTGCGGCCATGATGGACGCGTTCGTCGCATACAAGAACAATCGCGATCTCTTCGACTGATTGGAGATTCAAAATGGTGGATTTTTCCGATAAGCAACGGGCCATGCTGGTCAAGCGTGGTCTCGCCATGCCCGATGGTGGTTATCCCATCAGGAATCGCAAGGATCTTCGTAACGCCATTCAGGCCTATGGTCGCGGCAACAACAAGGACGATGTCAAACGGTGGATCAAGAGGCGTGCCAAGCAACTTGACGCCGAGGACATGCTTCCAGAAAATTGGAGAACTTCGATGAATCATAGCGAAGAACTTTATCACTTCGGCATCAAAGGCATGAAGTGGGGCGTCCGCAAGAAACGTGACAAGCCCAGTAAGGCGCAGCTTAACAAGCCGAATGCTGATTACACTTCCAGACAGCGTATAACGGATCGGGCAAGTTATGGCAAGAAGGGTGTCAAGCGCATCAATCGCCGTATGAACAAAGGGCAGTCGCATTTTCGCGCAGCGACTACCGAGATGATCAGTCTAGCCGCGAAGACGTCTGTGGCTTCGCTTGCGGCTGGAGGTCTGACTGTGGCTTCGACTCCGGAGGGTCGAGCCATCATGAAAGCCAGTGTCGGGACGCTGAAGAGCGCCATCGGGCGTAGTGCTCCGTATATGAATTATCTGAGGGCTCGGTATGGGGCTGGATATTCCTGGGCTTCTCCGGCGAACGAAGCTTTGAAGGCGATTGGTAATAAGATCATTGTCAATACTGTGACATCAAGGTAGGAATAATCATGACCGATGAACTTTATCATTTCGGCGTAAAAGGCATGAAGTGGGGTGTTCGACGAGCCGAGCGTAATACACGTAAACAGGCGAGGAAGGACGCTCAGGAGACCGCTCGATCCAAGATGTATTATGGCGAAGGCGCCGGAGTTCGCCGACGCAACATTAATTCCGTGGTCAAGCAGCGTTCAAAAGATCCAACCTACAAGAAGGCCTTTGACGAAGAGTACTCAAAACAGGATATGGGCAAGGCTCGTCGTGATGCCGAACGGCAACGCAAGACCACTGATCGTGTCGAACCGGTTAAGACCGGAATCGGCCGTGGCGTGAAGAAGGCGGTTCGTGCGGGGACCAAGGCTGTAACGTTCGCCGCGACGACCGCAGCAGGTGTGGCGACTTCGTATTATATTTCCCATCCGGATGAAGCCAAGCAAATGGTTAACAGCATTGCCCAAAAAGCCTCGAACGCAATCAACAGGGCCCGTAACGTAGCCCGTGGCGCCCAGTTCCTTCGAAAGATGGGTCTGTGATGCGATCCTATCACGAGCTCATCCGGCGTTCGGATTTTCTCGACCGGTTCCATTACCTGCAATGTCATGGATCCGTCGGGGGACCGACATTCGGTTCCGAACGTTGGATGAACCAGCGGTTCTATCGATCGCCCGAATGGAAACACGTTCGTGATTTGGTGATCGCTCGGGACAACGGTTTCGATCTCGGGTGCCCCGATCATCCCATCGCCGGGAAGATCATGATCCATCACATCGAGCCGTTGACTCCCGATTCCATAGAACACGGTGACGATCTACTGCTCGATCCGGACAATCTTATTAGTTGTTCTCTTGCGACACATAACGCCATTCATTTCGGCGATGACCGAATCGCGCGTCCGTTGACGGAACGGCGTCCCAATGACACGTGTCCATGGAAATGAGAGGAGACATCATTGGAAATCACCTCGGTCTCCACGAATGCGACAACTCTCTACGTCGGTGAACAATTGATCGTCACCTTTCAGGTGATCGATCGCATTCTCGATAATCGCGGGAATCCGATTCTGGATTCCTCCGGGAATGTCATTACATCATTCTAGATATTTTGGAGGATAAAAATGAGTGCAATCAAAGAAGCTTACATCATGTTCAACGACCAGAAGGTCGTTGCGCGGTATGATGAAAAAACCAAAACCTGGACCGCCACAACCAACGCGCCGGCCAATTCCTCGTGGTCTCAGCCCGATCATGTTTACAAGGTCGAGATTCACGCCGTCGACACCGCCAACAACGAAGCGACGATGACGTCGGCGGATCCCACCTATGGTGATCAGCTGAAGATCCGTGTCCTGGAGAAGTCCAAGCCGACCGCAACCATCGTCTCCCCGACCCAGGGCTCCGTCCTTGGTGCGAGCGAGCAGGATATTGTTCTGGAGATGTCCGACGCCGGTGGCTCCGGGCTCAACGAGACCACAGTGGTCTTCACGGTCAATGGCGAGAGCCACGCCGGAGACCTTTCGTTCACGGATCACGAGAGCAAGCGTCGCGCTACCTATCATGCGACCGGTCTCAACGACGGTCAGAACACGATCACCTTCCGGGTCACGGACAACGATGGCAACGTCTCGGAACTGGCGACCACGACGTTCGTCGTCTCCACGACCGCTCCGTCTCTGACGGTCGACACTCCGACCGAGGGTCTGATCACCAACAGCAACAGGCTGACGGTCACCGGCTCTACCACGCCTGGTTCCGATGCCGTGACCATCGCCGATGTCAAGGTGAACAATGCCTCTGTCGAACTGTCCGGCGACAGCACCAAGACCTTCTCCCACGAGGTCACGCTTACCGAGGGCAAGAACACGATCACCGTCGTGTCGACTGATTCTATCGGTAAGGCCACGACCGTGACCCGTTATGTCACGCTCGACACCAGGGCTCCGATCATCACCGACGTCGTCGCCGAGGCTACCACGGTCGACTCCGGCGGTACGATCAAGATCACCTTCAAGGTGACCGATGCTGCGTAAGGAGTGATTGATGATCGTTCGTTGTTGGGGTGAAGTTGACGGCGAACGCATCGATTTTTCTCCTATCATGGACAGGCCGGGTCACTGGGAGGGTTATATCTCTTGGCGACCCGGACCTCTCGATATCGAGATATGGGCGGAAAACGATCGTGGCGCCAAAGGTCATATTCAGTGTCAGGTGCAGATTCGATATTTCGAGAAATCGGATACAGTCGTTCGAATCGTTCTTTGCCCATACCATATTCGACTTTTTGCCGAAGGATACCGAGGGGAATTGCCGATGAAATCAGTGAGTTTTGATTTCGGAGAGAAGAAGAAGGTTCTTCTCGATATTCGAAGCACCAATAATACGCCGTTCGAGATCACTAACGCCTCGTGGAGTCTTCTATGCGGAGACGAGGAAGAATCCCATGGTGATTGTGAGATCAATTACATCAGGAAATACGAGTATGAGCTCTCGTCGTTGATACAACCGATGCGACCGAGATGCCTCTATCTCCTGAAGGTGGAATACGATATTTTGGATGAGCATTTCATCGAGTATGTGAAAGTGAGGGTTGATCCGAATGAGTAGCATACTGAATGACGTAAAGAAAGTCATCGGCATCGATAAGGATTATAACGATTTCGATTCGGATCTGATCATGTTCATCAATTCCGCATTTTTCAATCTTCGTCAGTTGGGCGTCGGTCCCAAAGAGGGATATTCCATCTCCGGAGAGAAGAACGACTGGTCGGAATTCACTGCTGACGATCAACTTCTTACCGGCGTAAAACCGTATATTCAGCAAAAGGTTCGACTTCAGTTCGATCCGCCGACCAATTCATTCCTTGAGCAATCGATCCGGAAGAACATCGAGGAGTATGAATGGCGTCTTAACATCCAAGGGGAAGGAGGTTTCAATGAATGAGCTCTATCACTTCGGCGTCAAAGGCATGAAGTGGGGTGTCCGCAAGGATCGTAAGCGATCGGTAAGTTCCAAGCGTTCCCGATCGGACAACAAGGATTACACGGAGAGTCGAGACCTTCTCAAGAAGTCCCCGAACAAGCTGTCCAATGCCGAGCTCCGCAAGATCAATGAACGGCTCAATCTTGAGCAGCAGTATTCGAATCTGACGACAATTCAGAAGCAGAAAGGCAATCGGTTTATCGACAAGGTCAGCAACCAGATGAAGAATACCGCGGCAAACGAGGTGTCGAAGCAGTTGATGAATGTGGGGAAGATTATCCTCGGAGCCGGAATAGCCTATGCGGCCAGCAGGACCCGTGGGAACGGACAGTCATATTCATTCGACTTCGCTCGCAGGCAGATCGGTCGGTGATGCCTAATGAATGTCGTTACCGATGCATTGGCGCACGCATGGAACGCGTTCGTCAATCCGTCCTCCGATTTCCAGTTGTCCGTCGGATATTCCTCGGCGCGTCGTCCTGATGCGCGGGTCTTCACCCGAGGCGTTGACCGATCGATCATATCCTCGCTGTACAATCGCATCGCCATCGACGTGAGCGCCATCGAGATCAGGCATTGCCGAATCGATCAGAAGACCCAGCAGTATCTGGAGACAATCGACGACGGGCTCAATCAGTGCCTGAACATCGAGGCCAACATCGACCAGTCCGGTCGTGACTTCATCATGGACGTCGTGATGATGATGTGTGATGACGGGGCCGCGGCCATGGTGCCAATCGACACCACGGTCGACCCGATGAAATCAAATTCGTTCGATATTCAGACGATGCGTGTCGGACGTGTGGTCGAATGGTATCCACGGGCTGTGAAGTTGTCGGTATACAATGATTCTCCAAATTCCGGACAGCGGGAGGAGATCGTCATGCCGAAGCGCAAGGTAGCGATCGTCCAGAACCCGCTGTATCAGGTGATGAACGAGCCGAACTCAACGCTTCAGCGTCTGATCCGTAAGCTTAATCAGCTTGACGCAATCGACGACAAGGCCGCCTCTGGAAAGCTCGATCTCATCATCCAGTTCCCATACCAGATCCGGACCGAGGAGAAGAAGCGTCAGGCCGAAATCAGGCGACAGCAGCTGGAGGATCAGCTCAAGGATTCCGCCTATGGCGTTGCGTACACCGACGGTTCCGAGAAGATCACCCAGCTCAACCGAAGTCTCGACAATCACATGCTTCAGCAGATCCAGAATCTGACGACCCAGCTCTATGGTCAGCTTGGCCTTTCCGAGGCCGTGGTGAACGGAACCGCCTCTCAGGAGGAGATGCTCAATTACCATAACCGCACCTTGGAGCCGATGATCTCGGCCATCTGTGACGCGCTGAAGCGAACCTTTCTGACCAAAACCGCCCGAAGTCAAGGACAGAGCATCGAGTTCTTCCGCGATCCGTTCAGGTTGGTTCCGGTCACCGATCTGGCGAACATCGCCGCGGCATTCACGTCGAACGAGATCATGTCGTCGAACGAGTTCCGTTCGATCCTTGGTTTCTCCCGTTCCGAAGAACCTCAGGCGGATCAGTTGCGCAACGCCAACATCAACCCGCTCGGTACCGACGTGACCGCGCAGCAGCCAGAATCCACAGAAGAACCAACCCAAGATTCAGCACAGCCGTCCATTCAGGATGTGCTGAACGCCCCAATGGAAGGAGACAGTCAAAATGGGGTATGATTTCAGTGGTTACGCCACTCGGAACAACATCCGTTGCTCCGATGGACGAACCATCATGAGGGACGCCTTCGCCGATCAGGACGGTCAGAAGGTCCCTCTGGTCTATCAGCACAACCATAGTGACATCGACAACGTGCTTGGTCACGCGGTCCTTGAGAATCGCGATGACGGCGTGTATTGCTACGGTACATTCAACAACACGCCGATGGGCCATGATGCCAAGGAGCTCGTCAAGCACGGCGACATTACGGCGTTGTCGATCTACGCCAACCATCTGACCGAACGCAACAAGAACGTCATGCACGGCAACATCCGAGAGGTGAGTCTGGTCCTTGCCGGCGCCAATCCCGGCGCCTATATCGACAATGTCACGCTCCAGCATTCGGATGGAACTCAGGACCTCCTTGATGACGAGGCCGTAATCTATTCCGGTGAGGAGATTGTCGTCGAGCATGGCAATGAGAAAAGTGAGGATGACATGCAGCACGCAGACAATTTCAAAACGTCTACCTCCAAGACCGAGGACGATTCGTCCACGAAAGCTTCGGACAAAACGGTCCAGCAGGTCTGGGACACTTTTACCGACAAGCAGAAGGACGCTGTATATGCTCTTATTGGCGCGGCCATTGGTGGTGCCGAGGAGAGTGTTGCACAGTCCGATATTTCGCATGCCGATGATGAGTCTGACGATTCGTCGTCCGGCGAGACCGTTCAGGATGTCTTCGACACGCTGAATGAAGAACAGAAGAATGTCGCCTATGCTCTGATCGGCCTTGCCGTCGAGCAGGGTGATTCCGACAGTGAGGACACTGACGGAGAGAACAACAATAGCGCCTCCCATTCGGAGGAAGAAGGAGATATTATGCATATGAACGCCTTCGAACAGGCCGGTGCCGAGGATGAAGCTCCGGTCCTGTCCCACGACGACATGAAGGAATTCCTTGCCGAGGCCAAGGACTACGGCTCATTCCGTGATTATTCGCGTCAGGTCGGTGATGAGCCGTATCTGTATAAGCGCGACACCGACTGGGTCGATGTCGTGCTCAACGGTACTCGTCATACCCCGTTCACTCGTATTAAGACCTCGTATGCTGATCTCACCGAGGACGAGGCCCGTGCTAAGGGCTTTACGCTTGATCGTAATAACAACAAGCGCAAGATGGATGAGGTGTTTAAGGTCTATAAGCGCGTCACCACCCCGCAGACGATCTACAAGAAGCAGCGTCTCGATCGTGATGACGAGATCGACATCACCGATTTCAATGTGGTCAACTTCCTGTGGAACGAGATGAAGGTAATGATCCGTGAGGAGATGGCCCGTGATATTCTGATCGGCGACGGCCGTTCCGCCTCCGCCGAGGATCATGTCAACACCGAGAACGTCCGTCCGATCGTCGGTGATGATGATCTGTACGTCATCTACAACGATGGTGCCAATCCGGCCACTGACCCGACCGCATTCGTCGATCGCGCCCGTAAGGCGAAGGTTGGCTACATGGGCTCCGGCATGCCGACCCTGTTCCTGTCCCCGAGCCTGCACGGCGAGCTCATGGTGCAGCGTGATAAGGTCGGCCGTCGTCTGTACGACACCGATGCCTCGCTGGCGGCCGCCATGGGTGTTTCCGCCATCGTCGAGGTCCCCGTGCTTGAAGGCTTCGAGATGACCGAGGAGAGCAAGGTTGTTGATGGTGTCATGGTGAATCTGCGCGATTACACCATCGGTACCGATCGTGGCGGCGAGCTGACCCAGTTCTCCGACTTCGACATCGACTACAACCAGCATAAGTACCTCATCGAGGCTCGTCTCTCCGGTGCGCTGACCATGCCGAAGTCCGCCGTTGTGCTGACCCACCCAAAAGCGTGAGCCCGTCGGGTCCGACCGTTCTGGTCGAGCCGATGACGGGCACCGAGACCGCCTATGAGAAGAGGGTCTCCGATCTTCAGGATGATGTTGTCATCAACACCAATCGGAAGATCGGTGGCACACTCCATTACGTGACGGGATATACCGGATTCAATGGTTCCGATTCAACCGAGCAGTCCGGCCATTACCTGGCTCTGGACTTCGCTGATAATTGGCTCGGCGATACCGATCCGACGACGTTCACGGTCGAGCTCAAGGGCGGAAAGAAGGGACCGGTGACGCTGACGGAACTCGATGCCTTCCGCGTCTTCCGCGTGACCAATCCTAATACTCAGAGCATCAAGGTGGTATCCACCGATTCCACAGGAACGACCACTGTCGAGTATTCTCTGAAGGGCCTTACCTTGGAGCCCAAGGCGTGATGTGGCCATGACGAGGTTCTGCGGGAAGATCGGATTCGGCATAACCGGAGAAACCTCGCCTGGCGTTTACGAAGATCGGATCTACGAACAGCTATATTTTGGTGACGTCACGAGGAACTCGAGGCGACTTGAGGGCTCAGACGTCACCAATCCGAATATTACCGTGAACAATCAGATCTCGATCATCGCCGACGCTTATGCCTGCGACCATTTCTTCGATATGAAGTACGTATGGTGGATGGGGACACGCTGGACTATTTCCGAAGTGGAAGTCCGCCGTCCCCGTCTTATCCTTACCCTTGGGGGAGTGTATAACGATGGGCACGAGGCTACAGCTCCATGATATTTTAACCGATATCATGGCCGAAATCGATCCATCATTTGTTAACGGCCATGTATATTTTCAGCCGCCTTCGACAATTTACATGAATTATCCATGTATTGTCTACGAACGCAATACGGGTGATACTCAGTTCGCTGATAATTATCCGTATATTTTCAAGCTTCGGTATCAGATTACCGTAATCGATAAAAATCCGGATAGTTTGATTCCGAGCAAGGTTGCCGCATTGCCGTTATGTACAATGGATCGGCATTTCGTAAGCGACAACCTCCATCATGATGTATTCAATTGCTACTTTTAAGGAGATAGAATGGTAGCTCTTACTTGGGATGATACCGGCAAGCGCCAGTATGAGATGGGTACGGACCATGGCGTATTGTACCCGATGACGACCGGTGGCGCTTATGGCGCCGGCGTGGCTTGGAACGGCCTGACCGCCGTCACCGAGTCCCCTGATGGCGCCGAGGCAAACGACATGTACGCCGATAACATCAAGTACGCCTCGCTGCGTTCCGCCGAGACCTTTGGTGCGACGATCGAGGCCTATACCTTCCCGGATGAGTTCATTCCGTGCGATGGTGGCGCCGAGGTCACCGATGGCGTGGTCTTCGGCCAGCAGTCGCGATCCAAGTTCGGTTTCTCGTACCGTACGCAGATCGGCAATGACGTCAGCCAGGACGCCGGCTACAAGCTGCATCTGGTGTACGGCGCCACCGCCTCCCCGTCGGAGAAGTCGTATGAGACCATCAACGATTCTCCGGAGGGCATGACCTTCAGCTGGGAGATCGATACCGATCCGGTCTCCGTGGAAGGCCATCCGGAACTCAAGCCGGTGGCGTCGATCACCATCGATTCGACCAAGGTCGATAAGAGTAAGCTCGCCGCGCTTGAGAAGAAGCTGTATGGCGACACTACCAGCGAGCCGGCCCTGCCCCTTCCGGGTAAGGTCTATACCATGATGCAGGCGTCAGAGGCCTGACGGAAGTGAGATGCGCGAATGCTCGAATTGACGGTTGAAGGTGAACTCTACGACGAGTCGGAGAACGAATTCATCACTGTAGGACCGCGAATCGTTCGATTCGAGCATTCGCTTCTTTCCGTTTCAAAATGGGAGTCGATCTGGAGAAAACCGTTCCTTGATGACGAATCCAAAAGCATCAATGAAACACGGTCATATTTTCGTTGTATGGCGATCGATGATATTTCGGATACCGAACTCGATCTGATCATGCTCGATCATTTTTCCGAACTTAATCATTACATTGAATCGTCGCAAACGGCGACCACGATCAATCACATGTCCAAAGGGCGTCGTTCATCATCCAAGGTGACGTCCGAACTTATCTATTATTGGATGTTTTCCGCTGGAATACCCGCGCAACCATGCGAGACGTGGCATCTCAGCCGTCTTATCGCCCTGATCGAGATATTTGGAGTCAAGAACTCGCCGAAAAAGAAGATGGCAAAGTCTGATATTTCGAAAATGTACAGGGAGATGAATGCCCGACGTCGAGCAGAGACTGGGAGCAAGGGATGAAAGGAGTACTCATGGCATTAAACGGTATTGATATTTCCAGTTATCAGGCGTGGCTTGATCTTTCTAAGGTTCCTTGTGATTTCGCCATCGTCAAGGCGACGCAGGGTACCGGTTACACCAACCCGGATTGTGTCCGAGCTGTCGAACAAGCCATGTCTCTCGGTAAGGGAGTTGGCGTCTATCATTATATTTCCGGCGGCAATGCGGTCGCTGAAGCAAATTTCTTCATTGATTCGATTCTTAACTGGATCGGCAAGGTGATGATCTGTCTTGACTGGGAATTCGACCAGAATTCGGCATGGGGCAATGAGTCCTATCTCGAGCAGGTGATCCTTCAGGTTATTGCACGAACCGGTGTTCTTCCGATGATCTATGCGCCGGCATCCCGTTATAATCAGGTCGCTGAGGTCGCTAAACGTCATAACTGCGGACTGTGGATCGCCCAGTACGCCGATACGAATCCGACCGGGTATCAGAATACACCGTGGAACGAAGGCGCTTATACCTGCGCCATCCGTCAGTATTCGGGCTCTGGTCGATTGAACGGTTGGAATGGGGATCTTGATCTTGATAAGTTCTATGGATCTCTTGACGACTTCCGGAAGTATTACGGCAGCTCGTCGAGCGCTCCGTCCAAGCCATCGACTTCGGGTCCGTCCGGCACCACGCTTCAGCTGGCGACGTGGACGATGGAAGGTCTTTATGGCAATGGTGCGGATCGTAAGAAGAATCTCGGATCCCGATACGATGAGGTGCAGAACTTTATCAACCACATCGCCTCTGCCGATGTCGCCACGCTCGTCAATGAGGTCTATGCCGGTATGTATGGCGACGGCTTGACTCGTCAGACCGTGCTTGGCTCTCGCTATGACGAGGTCCAGGGTGTGATCAATGCCAACTCCGCGCAGTATTACACGGTGCAGTCCGGCGACAACCTGGGTAATATCGCCATTCAGTTCGGCACCACAGTCGATCAGCTCGTGGCATGGAACAACATCGCCAATCCCGATCTCATCTACGCCGGTCAAACCATTCGAGTCAAGTAGGTCAAAATGAGGGTGAAATTCGAAGTGTCTGGCGGTTTCACGAAGACCGAGCGGTTTCTCAACCGCATGAAGCGTCGTGAATACCTGAACGTGCTCGATGAGTTCGGCCGTGACGGCGTTCAGGCACTTCGAAACGCCACCCCGGTCGATTCCGGTGCCACGGCCGAGGCGTGGGATTACGAGATCAAACGCACCCGTAATTACACCGAGATTGTTTGGACCAATTCCAACATCAACGACGGCGTTCTGATCGCCGTCATCCTCCAGTACGGTCACGGCACCGGTACCGGAGGCTATGTTCAGGGTCGTGATTACATCAACCCGGCGATCCGACCCGTATTCGATAAGATAGCCGAGAAGGCTTGGAAGGTGGTGACTTCTGCATGAGCAGCATCGACGAACGCGTCGTAAAGATGCGTCTTGATAATAGCCAATTCGAGCAGGGGATCAGCAAAACTTCAAGTCTTCTCGGCAAACTTAAGCAGGCATTAAACCTCGACAAGTCGGTCGAATCGATCAACAACGTCGATAAGGCCGTAAGCGGCGTCAGCTTCAATCCGCTGACCTCCGGTCTTCAGGGAGTCCAGTCCGGCTTCAATGCCATGGGTGCCGTGGCGTTCTCCGTGCTCAATCGCATGACCAATGCGGCCATTGATGCCGGGAAGAGCATCACCAATGCATTGACCGCTTCTGT